AGACCGTGTGCGGGAGGGGGCAAACCCTTGCAATGTCCAACCATCGAAAATTTTGCATAATGCGGTGGCGCGAAAGCCTCGTCCCATACGAGCATGTACGCGCAAAAGTCATCCTAAACCCTTCGTTGAGGTTCAGGGAGACTTTTGCCCGTACCCCGGAGCCCTCCAAGCATGTGTACTGTGGTAATGTAGTTTTTTATTATGTTTTTCTTTTTGTTCTTTTTGTTCTTTTTCTTTCAACCATTCATAAAAAAATCCCCATTTTTCCACTCAACCATTGCATTTAAAAAAAAACCGTGGGTACAATAGATTAACTCTTCATAGGGGTTTTGCTGGTGTCTACGTCCGTTCTACGTTATGACCGTTGTAAAATCCGGGCCGCTCGCACCGACGAGGGCTATCTCATTGACACGCCGGTCGTTGGCCGTGCCGGTATCCAGCTCTACAAAAATCCTGACGGCACCATTCGCCGTGAACTAAGACCGCCTGAAGAAGTATTCGCGGCTGATTCGCTGGCGACCTTTTCCGGCAAACCCATCACCGACGAACATCCTGACGAACCTGTCACCGCCAAAAACGCCAAACACCTTGCCATCGGCATGATCCAGTCAGCCGGTAAGCAGGACGGCGACAGCGTGACCGCACCGATCGTGATTTATGACGCCGAGGCCGTGGACAAGATCATCCATGGCAAGAAGCGCGAACTATCTCTTGGTTACAAAGTTGATCTCGATGAAACGCCTGGCGTGTGGAACGGCCAGGAATATGATGCAGTGCAGCGAAAAATCCGCATCAATCATCTCGCAATTGTTTCACGTGGCCGGGCAGGCAATGCACGGCTAAATCTCGACCGGCACGATGCCATTTCCCTTAATTTTGACGAGGACAACACCATGAGCACAGAAAATCTAGGCCGCCTGCGGCTGGACAACGGCATCGAATACCCGGCAGTGCAGGAAGTCATCCACGGGTTTGAAACGCTGCGAAACGACAAGGCCGAGCTCGATGTGCGCGTGGACGAGCTGCACAAGCAAATCGACATCATCGCCGCCGAGCGCGACACGCTCAAGGCCGAGGTTGAGAAGATCGAGCAGATCAAGAAAGATGCCGCCGAGCAGGCCAAGACAGAAATGAAAGCGCGGCTGGCGCTGGAAAAGGTTGCCGAAGGCTTCAAGGTTGACTGCACCGGCAAGACAGACCGTGAGGTCAAGGAGCTGGTCATCAAGGCCACGCGCACCGATGCCGATCTGGCCGGCAAGTCGGAAGCCTATATCGATGCCGCTTTTGATCTGGCATCCGAAATGAAAGCGGATGACGCCATGGCCAAACAGCGCGAGGCCGGGGCAGGGCGGCAGGATGTCAACAAGACGGGCGCGGGTAACTCCTACGCCAATTTCATGGCGAACTTGGGCAAAAAGGAGAACGCATAATGGTACAGACTACAATCTCTCAATATGGTGCGGCAGGCTTTGCCGGGCTGCTGGACGGCTGCTATAGCCCGCATGCAATCCGCAGTTATGCCGCTGAAGAAGCCATCGGGCTGGGCGTGCCGGTCAAGCTTGGCACCGATCCTGAAAAACAGGTGATGCTGGTCAATGCAACCAGTGATGGTGCGCTGGCAATCGGCTTTGCCATCCATGACCAGGTGCGCGAGCAGAGCAGCGCAGGCGTGGTCAACTACGCAATCGATGAGGCTGTAAGCGTGCTCACAGCAGGGCGTTTTTGGGCGAATACATCGGACGCAGTAGCGGCAGGCGCTACGGCCAATGTTACGCTGGCAACTGGAGCTTTGACTGATGCCGCAGTATCCGCAGGCGTCATTGAGGCATTCACGCAGATCACGGTCACATTTATCACGGCAACAACCGCTGCCGGCCTGGCAATCGTGGAGGTTAAATAATCATGCAAACATCCCAAATGAAGTATGACGAAGCGGATCTCCGCGCAATCATGAATACCGGGCGTCTGGACGCGAACGAGGGCGTGTTTTTCGCGCGCCAACTCGAATACGTCAAGACGCAGACGTATGACGTAAAGCGCGCGGTGCTCAACGCATTGACGCTGATGCCGGTATCCACGGCCATTCCGGAAGGCGCTACCACGCACACCTACCGGCAATACGATACGGTAGGCATGGCGAAGGTCATCGCCAACTATGCGAATGACCTGCCGCGCGCGGACGTAACCGGAAAGGAATTTACCAATCCGATCCGCTCAATCGGCAATGCCTACGGCTACAACGTGCAGGAAGTGCGCTCGGCGTTGTTCGCCGGGATCAACTTGAACGCGCGCAAGGCCGTGGCTGCGACCAAGGCGCACCAGGAGAAGATCAACAGACTGGCGTTTTTCGGCGATGCTGACTATGGCTTGCCTGGCCTTTTCGATAACACGAACATCCCGGATGTCACCATTCTGGCGGACGGAACCGGTTCGACAAAAACCTTCTCGACCAAGACCGCAGCGCAGATCGTGCGCGACATCAACCTGCTGATCAACACGGTCACTACGCAGTCGCTGGGCGTGCACAATGCCAATGAAGTCTGGCTGCCGGTGGCGCAATACACGCTGATTGCATCGACCCAGAACAGCGCGGCAACTGATGCGTCCATTCTGGAATTCCTGCAACGCATGCATCCTGGCGTAACGTTCCGCATGGTCGTCGAGCTGGACGAAGCGGGCGGCACCGGTCTGGATCGCATGTATGCAATGGAAAACAGCATGGACAACTGGCAACTGGAAATCCCGATGATGATCCGCCAATACAGCCCGCAGCAACGCGGACTGGAATTTGAGGTGCCGGTTGAATCGCGCTTTGCCGGTGTTATCGTGGAGTATCCGCTGGCATTCACATACGGTGAGGGCATCTGATGCGAGTCAAAAACGTATCGGCAAGGCTCAAGCATGTCGGGGGCATCCAGATTGTTCCCGGCAGTGAGGCGGAGATTCCGGATATTTGGCGGCATGCGATCAACAAGGCTGAGCTGGTCGAGATTGTAGAATCTGGCAAAACTGAACAGCCTGAACCCGTGGCAGATATTGCCGAAGAGCCGAAAAAACGCGGTAGACCGCCAAAAGCCAAACAGGATGACGATGAATGACAGCCCTTGAATACTTCCGCCTGTTCGCCACTGAGTTCGCAGCGGTTATCGATGCCGACGTGAACAAGTGGCTGACCATGGCGGAATCGCTCATTGTGACCGATTGCCTGGAGGCGGAACCCGCAGCCATGGCGAAAGCACTCTATGCCGCGCATCTGCTCAAGATGAGCAGCCTTGCTGGATCGGGAGCATCCAGCGGAGCGGGTGCAATCACCAGCGAACGCGAAGGCGATCTCGCGCGTACCTATGGCGAGGCATCCGGAAGTAATACATTGATCGGGCAGACATCCTACGGGCGGCAGTTTCTGGACATCACCCGCCCATGCGCCGGATCGGCCATTCTCACCAGAGATGCGCAACCGGTGCTATAGCCATGCCAGTCATAGACCGCGACCGTGGCTGGAAAAAAATCAAACAGGAAATGGCCGCAGTTAGCCGCCTTGAGGTGGCTGTCGGGATTCTGTCTGGCAGCAAAAACAGCCTTAATGCTTCGATTGCTGAATATGCTGCGCACAATGAGTTCGGCACCCAGCGCATCCCATCACGACCATTCATGGCCATCAGTGTGGACGAAAACAGGCCGCAAATCGATTCGGACTTTGCCCGGCAAGCCAAGGCCATCACGGGCGGCACGCGCACGGCATACCAGGCGCTGACCATCATCGGACAAAAGCACAAAGAACGCATCCAGACCACGATCACAGGCCGGGACATCCTGCCGAAACTGGCCGATTCGACCGTTGCCGCAAAGAAAGGCTCAACCAAAACACTGGTCGATACCGGAGCACTGGTCAATTCCGTACAGATCGAAATCAGGGGACGGGGAAAATCATGAGCTTCCGCCAGGCAAAAACTATCCTGACCGAAGCCTTTGGAACTTATGTCAATGGCGTCTGGACACCCGGCGCACGCAGTTCCGCGACGATTCAGGCATCTGTGCAGCCGGTGGACATCCCAAAGGACATGCAGGCGCTTCCCGTTGGCAGACACGAATCCGATTTCGTCAAAATGTACACGGACACGCGCCTTAAAATTGCAGCCGACGGCGAAGGCATCCAGCCTGACATTGTGGTTCAGGAAGGCTACGGATACGAGATTGTGAGCCTGTCGCCTAATCAATCCGATGTCATCAACCATTACAAATACGTGGCCTCAAAAGTATTCAAATTCACCACAACCGCTGATTGGGCCAGCGGCACATTGAGGAGGCCATAAATGGCAAGCAGTATCGATCCTGCCATTCCGCCATTCGGCAATCCGACCACATCCGGGGTGCGCGGGAATTTCTTGACCGCAAAAACTGAAATCGAGGCGTTGCAGGCTGAAGTCGCGGCATTGCGCGCCTACATGACAGGACTTTGGGCCGGATTTGAAGATCCCGACAATGTGACGCTCGCCTGGGACAACGTGACGCGCACATTCACGATTTCGCCCATTTCCGGTTCGTTCAGCTTTTACGCAGGCGGCACGCTGTATTCAAAGAGCGCCGCGCAGTCGATTTCGATTCCGGATGTGACCGGGAATTATTATTTCTACTTCAACACCTCCGGCGTGCTGACGGTAGGAACCGCGTTCGACGATAATTTCATCCTGCTGTATGCCTTCGCAGCGAAACTCTATTACAACGCGACGACCAATCTTGCCGTACCGGATGCGGTAATCGAAATGCACCAGTCCTATGTCCCGTCACAAGTGCATTTGTACCTGCACGGCGTCATGGGTTGCCGCTACGATCAAGCCATCGGAGGACTGCTGCCCATCATCACCGTGGACGGCGATGGTTCACAGAATGCCCATATCCAGGTAGCCGCCTCGGCAGGTGCGTTGTGGGACGATGCAGTGCGGGTAACTATCCCTTCGCGGCTGATTACAGATGCGATCCCAAAATTGTATCTGACCGGTTCCGGAGCGGATTGGACATTCGCAGAGGCGACTGCCCAGATGGTCGTGACTACCGGATCGGGCCGCGCGGCATTCAATCAATTCGTGACCGGCTCATGGACATTAACTGAGGTCACGAACAACAACTATGTGCTGTTGCACCTGTTTGCCTTCCCCGGATTCACGAAACGCTGGTTGATTGTCGTGGGACAAGCGCAATACGCAACCATCGCGCTGGCGCAGGCCGCCGCGCAGACTGAAATCAAGAATATTGTTCAGATCCCATTGCCGGAGGCATTGCCGGTGGCGACATTCATCGCGCAAACTTCGGACACCTACACCAATTCGGTCAAATCGCGCCTAGTATCAGTATCCGCCGGAAATGGGTTTATCGACTGGCGCTACATCTGGCAGCCAACTTAAAAAGGGAAATGATATGCCAAGCAAAGTGATGGAATGCACGACCAATGGTCAAAAAGGCTTCAAGGCCGAGGGCGCGCGAAACCCAGTGTGTTATGTTGGCTCAGGCGCGCGGGAAAAGGCCGTGGCGCAAGTGAACGCGATCAACATTTCCGAAGGACGCAAGACGGGCGCTGCCTGGGCAATGAAACTGCCAGCGATGAAATGATGTGAACACACTTCAGACCAAGCTTTACACGCTCATCAAAAACCGGCTTGGAACGGATGTGCTGATTTTTGCAGACCAGAATGCGCCACGGCCTGTATTGCCTTACTGGACGATGCGGCTGCAATCTGTCAGGAAATTGGGGCTCGACCATCACAGCCAGGGCGTGACAGCGGGCGGCGATGAGACGGTGTATGGCGTGCGCGAGGCCACGGTTAACGTGCAATATATCGGCACCGGCGCAGTATTGAAATGCATGACGCTGCGGGACGATCTGGCGCGCACCACGGCGCAGGATCAATGGCTGGCGAACGATATTTCCTGTTTCAACACCGGGGAAGTGCAGAACATCCCGGAGTTGCTGGATAGCTCCCAGCTCGAATCGCGCGCATCACTTGATTTATTTATTCGCTTCGGCGCCACATTGACGGATAATGTAGGCGCGATTGAAACAGTAACGGCGAACGGGGAATATGTCACCAGTGGCACAATTTCCAATCCTGATCTGGATCAGGTCATCACCATTACGCTGTAGCTCGAACTTTTTTGAAAGGGGATAGGCATGGCAACGCTAGACGACATCGTTTCAGTTCAAATCGCACTCCAGACTACCGGTGTCGCGCGCGGTGAATTCGGCATCCCGATCATCGTGGCACCGCTCATGACATTCCCGGAGCGCGTGCGCGTCTATACCAGCTATGCTGCCGCTGCCGAGGATGATCTTCCACCATCGGTGCTGACTGCGCTATCGGATGGCTTTGGCCAAATTCCGCGTCCGACTCAAATCAAGGTAGGCCGCCGCGCAGTGCTCAAGGGCGTGATTGAGGTGGCATCATTGATTTCGCTTGGCACCTATTCGCTGGAAGTTGATGGCCAGACCTACAGCTTCACGGCTGATGCCACACCAACCGCCGCCGAGATTGTCGCAGGTCTCGCTGCAGCGATTACCGGCGATACCGATGAGACCATCACGGCCACAGTCGTGGGAGACACTCTGGAGGTGGCATGGATCAGCACGGTAGGCTATATCGACCTGCTGACCAACCTACAATGGGGAACCATCAGCCCGTTGGCAGCATCGACTGCGGTCGGCGATGATCTCACCGCCATTCTCAACGAGGACGATGCATGGTATGGCCTGGTGATGACCGAGCGCGTGATTCAGACGCAACTGGACGCCGCCGAGTGGACAGAAGCGAACGAGAAGCTGTTCATCACGGCAACCGATCAGGCTGATGTGTTGAATCCGTCGCTCACCACCGACCTCATCAGCACGCTGAAGAACACCCGCTATTACCGCACGGCGGCGCTGTATCACACCAATGCTGCTACCGAGTATCCGGATGCAGCCTGGGCGGCGCGTGTGTTCACGATTCAGCCAGGCGCCGAGACATGGGCGCTCAAGCAATTGGCCAGTATCACGCCGAGCGATCTGACCGCAACGCAAAAGCAGACGGTGCAGACCAAGGGCGGTAATACGTTCGAGTTCTACCAGGAACAGATTGCGCTGACCAATCCCGGCAAAGTTGCGGCAGGCGAATGGATCGATGTGATTCGTTTCCGCGATTGGTTGAAGGACACCATCCAGGTCAACATGGTGCAGATGATGATCAACCGCGACAAGGTGCCGTATACCGATCCGGGCATCCAGTTGTGCGTCAACAATCTGCGCAAATCGCTCCAAGAGGGCCAGAACGTGGGCGGCATCGCACCGGATGAGCTGGATTCGGCTGGCAATACTGTGCCGGGCTTCACGATTTCCTACCCGCGTTCGCTCGATGTATCTTCGAGCATCAAAGCGAGCCGGATTCTGACGCTGGGATTTGTGGCGAGACTGGCCGGGGCAATTCACGTGGTGAATATCACCGGCGCCCTGGCCTATGAGCTTTAATCGAAAGGAGACTGAAAAATGACTGCTACCTTAACGGGCTCCTACGATCCGAGCCAAGTCGTCGTCACCGTAGGCGGCGTGATCGTCTCCGGATTCTCGGATGGTGACTCGATTATTGCCCGGCGCTCCGAAGACTCGTACTTCATGCGCGTGGGCACTGATGGCGGCGTGGCGCGAGCGCGCAATGCCAATAAGACCGGAGAATTCGAGTTCAAGTTGCTGCAAACCAGCCCGGCGAATGACTTGCTATCTGGCCTTGCCGGTGTTGAAGACTTGACCAACGAAGGCCTGAACCTGTTCCCTGTGGCCGTGGTGGACGGTTCCGGGCGCTCGCTGGCGGTGGCGACACAATGCTGGATCAAGACTGTGCCGGAGGCCACATTCGGCAAGGAAGTCTCCGAACGGGTGTGGGTATTTTCCGCTGCAGACCTCAAAATCTTCCACGGGGGCGGTAACTGATGGCTGATCCGGTCACCATCATCGCCGGGCAGCGGGAGTTTACCTGCCACCCGATGAACGCGTTCGCGGCCAACAAGCTGCTGCTGCGGCTGCAAAAGATCGTTGTGCCGGTATTTGGCGCCATGGCTGGCACAGGGAAGGCGCTGGGTGACGTTGATGTGAAAGAGGCGGCCGAAGTCATCGCGCAGCACCTGAACGAATCAACCATGGACGACATCGTGCTGCCGATGTTCGCGGAATCGAAGCTCTACAGCATCGAGGACAAACGATTCATCAAATCCGGTACCGACATCGATGTTTGCTTTACCGTGGCCAATCTGTTTGAGATGTACGAACTGATTTTTGAGGTGGCGAAGTTCCAGTTCGGCCCTTTTTTTCTAAAGATAACGGAACGCTTTGGCGCAGTAACCGCCGCCGTGCCAGCGAAGAAAGCCAGGTAATACCCGGCACACTGGCCGACGAACTGGCCGCCGAGTTGTGGATATGGAGACCGGTACTGGCCGGAAAGGTGACACTGACCGAGGTCAAGGATGGCACCGCCAGCATCACCGACCTGCAACGGCTCAATGCGTTGCTGGATATGCAGGCAGACATCGAGGCGGCGCAGTACGATTCGATCAAGAAGAGGTGAGCAATGATTGTCCGCGAACTCATCACCAAACTCGGTTTCCAACTTGACCAGACGCAGGTCAACAAAGCCGAACGAGCCACACAAAATCTCAAACAAAGTGCCAACAATACCGCTGCAATCTTCGGGCGGATCGCATTTTCCATTGCCTCGGCATTCTCCGTTCGCCGGGTGATTGGAATTGCGGACGAAATGCAGTCATTGCGCGCGCGCGTGGGCATGTTGCCGCAGACAATGGGCGATGTCGGCGCGGCATTCGATACCGTCGCAGCACATGCCAGCGCATCCGGCACCAGCATCGAGGCATATGCCACGCTCTACAGCCGCGTAGGCAATGCCGCCCAGGACTACATCAAGACGCAGGAAGACCTGCTCAAGGTCACAGACACGATCTCGAAGGCGCTGACCGTTGGCGGCACATCGACTGCGGAAGCCTCTGCCGTAATGATCCAGTTCTCGCAGGCGCTGGCATCCGGGGTATTGCAGGGTGACGAATTCCGTTCGATGGCCGAGGCCGCGCCGCAGTATCTGCAACGGCTGTCGGAAGAGTTGAACATCCCGCGCCAAAATCTCAAGAAAATGGCTTCAGAAGGCAAGCTCACCGCCAAGGAGGTGATTGAGGCGACGAAGCGGATGTCGGACTATTTTGACCTCAAGTTCAAATCCATGCCGATGACGGTTGGCCGCGCGATGACCATTATCGGCAATCGGTTCAAACTCGGCATTGATAACATGAACCGTGATACTGACTTTGTGCGGATCATCGCGGA